CATGTCATGTCTCCTTTAAAGGGGGGAGGGATGAGGCCCGAGTGAACCCCACCCCTCCCCGAAGTTTTACGTTACGTCGTTACCGATGATGGTTGAATAAACGTCTTGATCTGCGCCTTGCCGGTTGGTCCGGATGACGCGGACGGTGCCGGTCGATGTCGCGGGGACCTCAATCGGCGGGTCAAAGAACAGCTGCCCGAACCCACCTTCTTTTGGCAGGAAGCCCACGGCGTCGGTCGCCAAAGAGGCCACCGGGCCGGTCTGGATCTCCACCTTCATTCCACCGGAGCTCGCGAAGATCACCGATTTCAACAGGAAGGTCGTTCCCGCCACGGCGTAGTCGTGGTTGTCCGCGGTGTCCGATGCCAGGGATGCCTGGGTGTCATAGTCATGAACCTCGTTGCCCGAAACGCCGGAGGTCACGACCTGGACGTAAACCGGAGAGGTCTCCGAGTTCGCGGCGAGGGTCGTGTCCTTCACCCAAAGAGCGCCCGTTGAATCAACGCGGCCGCGGACGTAGTCGCCCTCGACCGGGGTGAGCGCGGATAGCGCGTCGTCCCGAAGGAACAAGGCCGCTACCCCTGTGTCGGTTCCGCCGCCGGCGGAGTCGACCGCTTTGCCCAGGTTCGTCGCGCCCGTCCCAGGGATTACCGAGGTCACGTCGACGTCGCCGATGTCCACCCCAGAGTTTGCCGCCAGGATGGCCGAGGCCGCGCCGTTCGAATCGATGGCGAGCCGTTGGGAGTCGGTTGTCGCGTCCGCTAGGACGATCAGCTGCTTGCGGTCCAGGGTCATGCGGGCTGCGCCAATGTCCCCTTCGTCCACGGAGTCGGGGGTTGTTTCATCGGCCAGGTATCCGGCCGCCCCGACGTAGGATGTCCCCGGCGTAAAGGCCGAGTCATCTTGGATAATGTTCGAGTTGCCGGCGGCCGTTAAGGTCACCCAGAGGGCGCCATTGGCGTCCACCCGGAGAGGGACATAGTCGCCTTCCACGGGGGTCAGGGTCGAGAGCGCATCGTCTCTAACGACGAGAGCCGCGACGCCGGTGTCAGTCGATCCGGCCGCTGTGTCGATTGCTTTACCGAGATTGGTTGCTCCGGTCCCCGGTATGACGCTCGTTACGTCAACGTCTCCAATATCAACGCCCGAGTTCGCCCCGAGAATAGCCTGAAGCTCGTTGTTCGCCGTAACGCTGGCGGTATTGGTGCCGTCTGTTATTTGAATGTACATCGGGTTGCCGGACGCGTTGGCGTCTCTGGTAGCCGAAACTAATGTTGGGAAGTGTCCATCTGCCATAGTATTGCCTCCTTAGTTTGCTTGACCCGGTATTGCACGGGACTTAATTAACCTGTCCTCGAGTTCTTTAATTTCGAGTTCATGTAGTTTTATTTGTGCCTCCAGGTCCAGTATACGCCCCTTCTTTAAATCTTCGATATCTTGTTTTTTTCTGGCGACCATTGATTTGCGTTCCTGGATTTGAACCTGGATCCACATCTCGTCAATCTCTTTTGTCGGTGAGACGAGCGCGTTGCGCGGTATTGGTAAATCGGCCATTAGGTGTACCCCATTATTGTGCCCTCAAAGTCTGGCGTCTGTCCGGTTACGAAGTGCTGAACCTTGAGGTCCAGGACCGAGCCGGAGTCTATTTTCAGCGGATTAACAAAGGTCCAGACGACGTCCCTGTCAGATCCGCCGCGGCGGACCGCCTGATCGACCGAGTCGACCACCACAAACCATTTGCCGTATTCCATCCCGGATCCGATGATCTCTGTGATGTAGGTGTCCTGCGCGGCCGAGAGCGTGACGACGGTTGTCTTCACGGTGGCCGCGACGCTCGATGCGACAGCCTTCGCCAGGATCGATGCCGGACTAGCCACGGCTCCGCTCCCCCCTGTTACCGAGCCGATGATCTGAAGGCGGCCGGTGAAAGGATTTAATATTGGTGTCCAGTTGCATGCCATTCATAACCTCACGGGAATAGAGTCGCCCTGTCGTCGAGAATGTTCTGAATCGCGAGCTTCACGAATCGGGTCATACACCCGGATCCGTTGTAGTAGAGCTTGCCAATGTACCAGGCCGCCGCGCTTGTCGGCGCGTCAATGGCCGGGGAGACGGCGATGTATTCGAGCTTCGTGTCTTCCCCAACGGTGGTGTAGTACATGCGAACATCTGAGCCGCTCGCGCTGAATTGCTGAAGGGCCCAGATCTCTACGTCTGTCATGCCGGTATTCCTTCCACGCAGATCTCAATCGAATACCCGCGGTTACCCGCCGAGGCCAGGTCGAGCGTGGAGAGTTTCAAGTCCCCGGTGCCGGCGCCGGTTCCGATGTCTTCGATGGGGTCGGTTATCTTGCCGCCCCCGACCAGGATGCAGGCGTCGCCTCCGCTTGCCCGGTCAAAGGCGAGCTGCGCGTTCAGTCCTTCCGTGGACCATTTTACCCAACAGATTTTGATGCGCTCCGGCGCGCCCGGAAGTCCGGAGATGTCGATCTTGGTGACCGCGGTCTCCGCGGTGTCCACCGATCCGGAGAGCAAATAGACCGACTTCGGGGCGGCTTTGACTATCTCCTTGTTTACCAATACGTTTGCCATTTCTTCCTCCTAGTGGACCGCCCCACCCCACAGCTCATGATCTGCAGGGCGGGGGCGAATCCTCAATAGTTACGATTGCGTTCCGACCTTGATCCAGTCGTTGACGGATGTGGTCGCTGTCGCTATGTAAAGAACATAGCTCGAGTCGATGACCAACATGCCGGCGACGGTTGGTGTCGTGACGGTTACATCAACAACGCCGGAGATCGTCAGGCTGTCGCCCGTGATCGCTCCGGTGGCATCAAATGTCCCCGTGACGTCGGTGTTCCCCGTTAGGGATGTCGCACCTGAAATTCCGCCACTTAACGTGGTTGCTCCGCTGACGGTGAGAGCGTCCCCAACAATGAGGTCTCCCGTCGTCTGCAGATCGGTGAATTTCGTGTACGCACCGAAGGCAAGGCTGACGAAAGCAATCGCGCCGAATGCGGCGGCAAGCAGATTACCTTTCTTCATGATGCCCTCCTTATGTGGCCTGGGATTCGAAGACGTATTTCGTGTCAACAGCACCGCAGCCGCCATAGAAGGAGACTTTGAATTGCTGAATGACGTCTTTGTTGAATCCGTCCTCGGTGTCCTGCCCCACGCGGGAGTAGGTTTCGAGCGGCCAGATTTCTTCCCATCGGAACTGCCGTTTAAATCCGCCGTACCACCAGGTCGTCGACCCGGAAGCGAGGTAAGGATTGACGACGATGTCGAACATGTTGCGCGCCAGGTTGACGTCGAGATTCGCCGTCCCCAGATCTCCGCGCTCATTCTGAGCGAGCTTCTGGGCCGTCGGCCAGAGGTTCGGCGGGATGACCAGAACGGGGCGTTCCCCGTAAACCCAGATGGGTTTGTCCTGTTCGTCCTTCTTCTCCATGAGCGCGACGTGGACGTTTTGCCACCCGGTTGTGCCGAGAGGGTTGGACGTCTTGAGGTTGCTGTTGCCGGCCGCGTAGAGTTCGCCCAGGTCATATGACTGGGAGAGGACGTCGCAGATGGTGTTCATGATTTTTTCTTCACGAAACCGCGCGCCTTCTTCTCCAAGCTGACGGGCCCGGTCCAGGAGCTCCCCGGTCTGATCAAAGAAGATGGCTTCTTTGGTCAGGTCCAAGAGGCCGCCGAACTTGTCGTTCTTGATGCGAACGTATTTTTCGTCGGGCGGTGTCACCTGGGAGTAGGATTCCCGTTCACGGACTTCTTTAATGATCCCGATGGCCTTCCATCCGGCGACCTTGGATTCCTTCACTTTGGAAGGAACGGTCCGGACGAGCTGATCCCCGACTTTGGGGAAGCTCTTATAGGCATCGATGGTCACGGTCGATATGATCTCTCCGGCAATCACGGGGAAGGCCGAGGAGGTCAGGTTTTCTTCGAGTTCCTTCTTCTGGACGAGCTGCTCATACAATCCTTTGAAGGAGATGCGGGACGGGTCGAGCTTCTTGTCCTCGATCAGGGATTTCACCTTCTTGGCGACTTCCTGATGAGCGACCCGCGGGGCGCCGTATTTTTTCTCGTAGCCCTCGACGAGGTTGACTAATTCTTTTGACATTTTTTCAGTCCTCCTTTGAGATTATCGTTAGCTTGCATCGCCGACCATTTTCGCAGGTGCTTTAAGCACGCAGCGGATCTTGGTGGCCTGCAGCTTGGATTCCACGGCGACCGCGATGGGGTCCGTGTCCGACTTGGAGAGGCTCTGCTTGGTTGCCCATTGCAGGTTGTCGTTCACGGCGATATCCGTGGCGGCGTCCAGGTCGTATTCATAGATCACGTTGGCGTTGGCCAAGGCGATGGTAATCTCACCAGAGGCGGCGTCGGCAGCGTGGCGTTCCACGGCCTTACCGATGAAGGTGAGGTTGTCGTCCGCAGCGGCCATGGGGGTGATCTTCCCGCCGCTGAGTTTGAGTAGGTCTCCCGGTTCGATGAGAACCCCAGAGCCCACAGGATAGGCACGAGTGAGTTCGTACCCGTTCATCTTTACGAATGCGTTTGACATTTTCTGTGTCCTCCTTTGATTTAAGCGTTCATGATCGACTCGACGAGTTCTTCATCGGTCGGTTCATGGCCTTCTTCCAGGTTCCCGTCTTTGGATCCGCCGGCGTTTTTCACCTTCGGATCAGCCGGGGCGGGTTTCATCTTCTCAATGAGTTCCGCTTGCTTCTTGACGATTCCCTCCGCGACTTCGATCGTGACGTGGTCCGGGGCGATCAATGCCTTGACCGCTTCCGCGACGTCCTTCTCGAATTTGGCGGCGGCCAGGATCGCATCCTTCTTTGCTTCCAGGATGACCTTGTCCGCGGTCTCGCCCTTCTTGATTGCTTCTTCGTACTCCTTCAAAACGGCTGCCCGTTCGTCGGCCCGGATAGACTCGACGAGTGAGGGGTTCCCGTTCTGGAGGTCTTCGAGTTTTATCTCTTCGATTTTCATGTCCTCATCTCCTCCTTGTTCTGATTCGAATAACGTCTCATTCACGGATGCCTCCGTGACGAGATCTATTGAGAAGGGTCCCTTTGGGGCAAAGCCCTCTACCAGGAAGATTCCATTCTCATCCCTGCCCTTGCCCCGATCCCGAATCGAAAGCCCGACGCCCTTCGGCGTGGACTCGGCGATCGGCATGACCAGGTTGCGGATCTCGGGGTTTGGCAACAGCTGAAGATCGGCCTTCAAGAACTTCCCTTCCTCGATGCGGACGTTTCTGTAAACGCCGCCCAAGTCCCGGACGCTCCTGTTGGATCCCTCATCTGCTTTGGGGTGATCTATGTACATCTTGGCTCCCTCGTAGCGGGCGACTGCCTCGTTGAGTGCCTTCTTCGTGTAGAATGTTTTGTTCCGGGATACCTTCTCTCCCGTCAGCAAAACGACCCCCCCTATAACTCCGCCCTCTTTGTCGATGGCGGCTCCTCCGACCGATTCGGCCAGGTCGGATTCAAATTCGAATTTGCGGTAGCCGTTTTTTTTCATTTCGTACTCCTCCTTGAGTATTGCGTTGGCGGCTTTGAAGGCTTGCTCCTCCGAGCCGGTTTTTTTGTGAACGTCATTCCATATCGCTTGCCATCGGCGCTGTTTGGCCATCGGATAAACCTTCACCGCGGCCGGCAGACTCTGAATTGTCGGATAAGGCATCAGGTATTCCTCCTGTTCATGCCGCCTTCTTCTGCTCGTCAACCAGGTAGTTCTCGTCAATGATGTCGACGTCGTAGCACATGCAGTTCGGGTGATACGGGAATCCGCCCGAGTCCACCAGTTCCTCGAATTCGGCCACGCTCATCCGCGTGCCGTCTTCCCCTTCGCAGTACGCGCAATGGTTGCCGGCGATCGAGAGCCGGATCTCCTTGCCCACCACCCAGGGTTTGTTCTTCGCAAATTGCGCCGACGCCTTCACGTAGGCCCGGTTGGTCTCGGTCCGCGCCACCCTCATGGCGTTCTTAAATGGTGTTTTATAAATGCCTGTCCCGCCGGTTGTCTCCACCGAATGCGCGATCTTCTCAGGGCTCGTGTACTTCTTGATGTTCGAGGCAATCCTGGCCGAGGATTTGCCCTGCATGATGGACGAGGCCACTTCCCGCCGCATGGTTTGTTCCATGGCCTGGGTGATGTCCCAAATCCGCAAACTCGGGTTCTGCCCTGTGATGTTCTTCTTCAAAACGTTCTTTAAGACCCGCCGCTGCGCCGCCCGCCATTTGATGGCGCCGAGCGTTGGCTTCGGATCCGCCGAGGCGAGCTTCTTCGTGATGGCCACCTTGAACGGCCGGTCCTTCGCCTTCAAAATCTCTTTGCCCTGGAGGGCTTTGTCCACAGCGTCTTCCTCCGCGGCCTCGATCAATTCGATCAGGATGCTCTCCTTAATTTTTTTCTCTTTGAAGATGGATTGGTACGCCCGGCCCTTGGCCTTGAGCGCCTCCCGCGGGGTCTCCCGCACCATCCGCCCGATCAGGGTCCGAAGCTGTCCCCGGAATTCCGTCATCTCCTGCCGGATTTTATTGGTGATCATGGGGATGTTGGCAGGCTTGTCACCGTGCTTTTCGATATAAGCGCCCAAATTTGCGCTCAGAGCGGCGAATAGGGCCTTCATGGCATCTTCCCCCTCCCGCATTTTTTGAAGCCACACAAGGCGATTGCGGCGGTTCTTGCGGGCCAGGTCCCCTTTGAATTTCTCCTCCGGCGTCCGCTCGGTGGCGCTCGCCACGGCCAGGGCGGCGTTCACGTCCCCGGCCTGCGCCAGGTCCCGGATCTTCGGGAACAAGGGCGACTGGAGAATGAGCGGGAACCGGTTCAGGACCCGCTTGAGCTCCGGTGTGAATTCCGTCCCCCGGTTGTTTTTCGGCAACCGGGTCGGTTTGAATTTGGTGGCTTCAGATATCAGATTCACGCGCCGCCATCTCCGCCTTGATTTCATCGATGAGCCCTGGCAGCCGGGATACCACGGCCATTTTCACTTCCATGGATGCCGTGTTTAAAATCTCCCCGAGCTTGATATCCAGGTCCCAATGCTTTTGTCTTAAATCATTGAGTTCGTTGTGGGACGCCTGCCCCAGTTTTGCTACCGCCATTTTGTCCTCCTTGTGGTGCTTGGTTGCCAATCGGTGCTTTGCTTCCGTTGCCGTTCCCTCCGGCTTTGGCGTTCATCATGTTGACGATGTCCTGCGCGTTGTTCTTCGCCAGAAGCTCCTTCCGCTCGTCGTCGGTCAGGTTGCTGATCACGTCGTTGATCTCGGCGTCCATCGCGCCGTCGTCTTCGTGTTCCTTCTCTTGCTTGGACTTGATCCCGAGAAGCGGGTTGCCGACCTTCTCGGCCTCATCCTCGATGGTCTTTTGCTTCCGGACTTCTTCTGTGAAATCCCATCCAAGAGCAGATGACGCAGTCTGATCCGAAACCCATCCGGCCGTCCGCGCCAGTTGGAGGGATTCCGTGAATGCCTTCGGGTCCCGATGTATGATCTCGGGCCATTGCATATCGCATCCGAAGAAGATTTCAGATGGTGTCTCCAGTTTGCCGTTCGGCATTAAGGTTTTAAGTTCCTTCTCTTTTGGAGACTCTTTTTCTTCGTCGTCTTCCATCTCCTGCTCTTGGAGGTCGTTTACTCTCTTCAAACGGCGCAGAAATTCTTTGTCGTCCGGTGATTCGAGGAGGCCGCCCGCCACCGCGTGTTCCATGACCTTGCGGTACAATTTCTTCAGCCAGAACTCCATGAACATCTGCCAGTACGCCACGCTCTTCACGAAGGGCGCCTCCGCCACCAGGCTCGAGGCGTAGTTTGCGTTCGAGGCATCTCCGGTGATGGCGTATTCCGGCATATTGAGGCCGGCGGCGATGTTGAGCTTCATCTCCCGCCCGTCGTCCTTAACGTCCGAGGCGTTAATGTTCGGGCTTTGCATCTGGTAGTCGACGCCGGGGTTGGCCACGACCACGCTTCCGCCCCTGATCTGTTCCTTCTTGTTATCCCCGGTCCGTTGGTTGGCCGCGCTGCCAAGGGTCTGGCTCATCTGGGTGACCTGGGCCGGGGTGCCGGTGACCTTCTTGATCATCACGATGGCTGTTCGCATCTTGTTCAGGAGGATGCGGTTCTCGAGCCAGATGTTGTATTGCTTGAGCATTTTCATGATGGGCTGCATGAAGGTCTCGCCGCGCTTCTGATCGGAGTCGGCGAAGATCTTGATGTGGAGCATCTCCTCCGCGGGCACGTCATAAAATTCGTTTGAGTCCGAGTTGCTCATGACCCAGTAGCGGATGACGCGCTCCACGTCGTTCGCGTCGTGCTCGATGCCGCTCTTTGTGGTGGTGCCGTTGAAGTTGGCCGGCGCCTGCCGCCCGTCGCCGCCTGGGTTGCGCACCAGGAGCGGATCAATGAACCGGATCGTTGTCTTGCCGGTGGACTTGCCGTCGTCGTCCTTGTCGTAGAACCGAATGAAAACTTCTCCGTCCCGGAAGAGGCGCCAGATGATTTCGAATTGTTTGAGCTCCATCTTGTTGCGGTCGCAGGTCCAGAAATCCCGCCACACCCACCATACCATCGGGTCTTCGCTCTTCGGTGAGATGGAGACGCCTTGCCCCATGATGTAGTTGACCATGGTCTGGATAGCCGGCCGGCCCATCGGGTCCCACCGGTAAAAATCGCGAGCCTTCCGGAGCATCTCGAGTTGGTTCGGTTGAAGGTGGCCCTTCTCCCGGTCGCTCACTTGGTCCATGCGGGTCCATCCGCCATCGCCCGGGCGCTCGGTCACGATGTCCGCGGTCTCCTGGATCATCTTGGAGATCGCCTCGGCCTCCTGAATTCGTACTTCGTACGCCCTCTTCTTGGCTTCAAAAAATTTCGATATTGCGCCGATCATGAAAACCCTCCCGCGGTTTGAATTTCGTCTGTGCCGATCCACCCGATGTCATCCTCAACCACCGGCTGATTGAGGCCGTGCAGCCACGTCAGGGCCTGGGTCATGGCGTCGACTTGGTCGTTGGTCTCGCCCGTCGCCCCTTTGAATGCCGCGCACTCCTCCACGAAATCATGGACCCAGTCCGCGATCGACGGGTCGGGGATGTGGACGTTGCCGGCTTCGATGAAAGGCGCCACGGCCTGCGCCCGGCTGATCTTGGCGCCCATCGGCTTGATGGGGATGAGGCCGGGGATCCGGGCTTGCAGCTGTGAAATGATGGCCGGCCCGTTGGCCGCGTCCTCGACGAGGATCCCGGTTGCTTCCGGGTGCTTGCCCGCCAGGTTCAACATGGCCGGAACGCATTCGGCGAAGTCCACCCGCTGCCGCCATTGGTCGATCAAATAAAAATTGGCTCCGCGCTTCTTCCAGACTTGCCCGACGACGTAGCTTCCCTGCTTGGTCTCTTTGAAGCTCATGTCCCAGGATTGGATGGTGATGTCGGCGCCCTCCGGCCGCGCGTTCCAATGCTTCCACCAGATGCGCTTCAGGATGTTGCCTTCTTCGGAGGTTGGGTTTTGTTGGCATTGAGCGACGAAGGTCCGCGTACCCATGGCCTGCTTCATCTCCTCGACTTCCTTCGGTCCGACGCGCTTTGAGTTGAGCAGGTCGCCCTGATCCCGGATGACTTCCCGGCCGCTGAGCGGGAAGATGACCTTCGTCGGCTTATCGGCGACCATGGGGAGGTTGAGGTGTGTCCATCCTGATTCGTTTTTCAGGACGTGGCCTGAGAGGTCTTTGAAATGAGTTCGTTGTTCGACGATGACTCGCGCTCCGGTCTTGGGGTTGTCGAGCCGGGAGGAGAGCACGTTTTTGTGCATGCTGATCGTGTGGGCTCTGGCGGCCTCTGATTCCGCTTCTTGTGGATTCAGCATGTCGTCCTCCACCACGACGTCCCCGCCCTTGCCGGTTATCGTTCCGCCCACCGACGTCGTTATCATGTGGCCGCGGGCTGTGTTCTGGTATTCCTGCTTCTGGTTTTGGTCCTCGGCTAATCGCACCACATTCCCCCAATGCTTCTTGAACCAGTCGGACTCGATGATGTTGCGGCGGTCCACCGAGTGCTTGATCGAAAGGCTCGCTGAATAACTGCAGAAAACGAAGCGCTGATATGGCTTCTGGGTCCAGGACCAGACGGGCCATAGGACGGTGACGATGTTTGATTTGCCGAAGCGGGGCGGGATGTTGATCAGGAGTTTTTGGATTTTGCCTTCTGTGACGAGCTGAAGGTGTTCGCAGATGGAGTCGATGTACCAGTCCTCGATGAGCGGGTTGGCCGGCTCGAGGATGTCCCAGGATTCCCGGAGGAAGGTCGGGTAGTCCATGGACGTTGAAGAAATGCCGGAACTGACTTGGTCAAAGATTCCGGCAATGATTGCGTTTGGGTCGAAGTTGGTTTTCACCCGATGGGTGTTTAATTCGGTCGGTGTCTTCCCCGGTCTCACATGGCCGCCATCCTCGCCGATAGGCCCGAGAGCTCTTTGGCGATTTTGTTTGATAGGCCGAGGTGGTTCTTGCAATGCGGGCAAAATTCGGGAGCGTGTTTTTTGACGGCGGTGATGAATTGCGTGACCATGGTCTCGACCAGTTTTGGGTCGAGCTCGTGCGTGAATCGCTCTTTGTATTTCTCTGGGTGCCGGGCCTTGAGGAGGAAGATGAGAAGCGTGTCCGAGGTGGAGAGAGCGCGGGTCATGGCGGTGCGCTCGAGCTTCTCGGTGATGTTCAGATCGGCGGATATGTACTTCTCGTTGAATTCCGGGTCTTCGTGCCGCCATCTCTGGATTGTTCTTCGGTCGACATTGGCTGAGACGCAGGCCGGGCCGATTGATCCGTGTTTTTTGAATTCGTCCAGGAAGGGTTGCTTGCAATGTTCTTTGCGGTGGACGATTTTTCTTTTCGGTTCAGTTGTATCAGCCATGCTTTATATCTTAGTTTGCTGATTTCTTTTTTACAAGAATTTTCTTGACTTTTGTTTTTTAAGGGTTATGTGATTTCAGGTTCTGGGGAAGTCGTCGAGGTCTGGGTTGTTATCGAGTTGAGGTTGTTTTGATTCCTGTAGTTCGCGGAAGTTTTCTGGATGGAGTTCTTCTGTGTTTAAAATCTCTGTGTATATTTCTTTGGCGGGGAAGGTGATTGGTTTACCGTGGCCGTCCTTGGCTTTGGCGTGGGCGGCCTCATCCGAGTCGGCTTCAATCAAGACGACTTTGCGAATTGTCTCTGCGACTTTCATCCGGTAAAACATTTCTCACTTCCCTTTCGGGTAGAACATTCTCTGGGGATTGTATCACGGGGTCGTGCGGGTCAGAAAGGTAATTCTTCGATTTCTGTTCCATCTCCTGGATTGTGCCGAGCATGCTTCCATGGATCACTTTGAGCATTTTCTGCCATTCGACCGGGTTGTTGGATTGGAGGGCGTGTTCGGTTCGGTGCATCCAGAACGTGACCCATTCCAGGAAGGATTCCCGGAGTTGTTGGTAGCTGTCGGCCAGGTTGTTGAGGTCGTTGTCGGTGTCCGCGTTGATCAGGTATCGGATTTGTTCCAGGGTTTTTTTGCTTATGGGCATTTGGGGCTCCTTTGTAGGGTTCGGATCGGAATTGTTGGCGGAAGCTGATTCCAATTTCGCCGGCGATGAAGTTTTCGCGGCGGTTGATGCAGCGTGAATTCAAATCCTCCCACCATATTTTAACTTGTTTTTTTGTCATGTCGTCTACGTTGGGTTTAATTAGTTGGTCGAAGTCCATGGCGAGGACCTCGATGATGCGCCAATGATCGCGCCAGGGGTTTGTGGGGTCGTCGCGCTTGCGCTTACTGGGAGCGTGGATGATGATCAAGCTCCCGCCGGTGCGGCAGACGATGTTCCATTTCTGGATGTAGGCCAGGGGTCGCGTTGGGATTCGGTTTCGATTTCGAGGAAGACGAGGCGCTTGTGGACGTTGTCGTATTGGACGCGGTCGAGGTCACAGGCGACGTTCCTGGCGCCGGGGCCGAGGGTGTCGTTGATGAGGTCGACCTTCTCTTGGTCCGGGTTGGCGTAGGGGCGCCACCCTTCTTGGTTGCGTTCGTATCCGTTCAAAGGTCAAATGCTCCGCGTTCGAGATTCATGGTGATCTCCTCCGGCATTCCGTGTTCCTGGAGCGGTGTCCCGCAGTCTTTTAAGAATTTCGGATCCGCTAAGTATCGGCCGCTCTTGGCCAGTTCGAGTTCGTCCTTCAGGCTTTTGATCCTGGCGTTCTTGCGCCGGGCGTCGGCTTTGAGATCGACGATCTGTGTCTTCAGTGGGACGACGCTCTCATCGTATTTTCTGGATAGGCTTTTTGCTTCCGCGAGCTTCTCTTTGGCTGCCTTCATCAAATCCCTTGCGCTCTCCCATCTCTTGCCGACCTTCTGATTGCCGGTTTGATCTGCGAATATGAGATGCCGCTTTGTCTCCACGTGATGGTGGTGATGTTCTTCTTTGACAAAATAGAACCGGTCGGATCCTTCTGTCCTAAAGTTGCAGTGAGGGCATTTGATTTCGTTCGTTGTTGTGTGGATGCCTGCCTTCAGCGGATTTCGGCAGTTGGGGCAGCCGTATTGGTTCCACCAGTCGAGCGCGGTCAGTTGCCAGATCTCTCTCACTTTTTCTCCTTCGGTTTTGTATTAAAACGGCATCTGTGAACGGCCATAAACGATGTTCCCATCAGGTCCGCCCGCCAGGCTTGTTCTCCGAACCGCTTCTCCCCTGGGATGGCCCGCACCATGTATACGGAGGACTTGGCGTCGAGGCAGACGAGCTTGCCGCTCTCGAGCTTGGCGAAGCAGATCTCAAATCCGCATTCACACTTAGGCATCCGCGGCGGCCGTGAGGCCCCTCTTTGTGAGGTAATATTTTTTATCTGTTGGAGTCCAACACGGGCCATGCCACCGGCAACGACCTGATTTTTTGTTCCGCGGTTCGTATTCCGAGCACTCATTGCCGCACTCTCCTGTTCCCGATTCGAATGCTTCTCCGTGCGCTTTGCACCAGAAGGATCCCGATGTGTCCGGGTATCGCTTCCACTCCCAGAGTTCGACCCGCGGTAACGGATCCGGTTCGAGGAGGAGGTCCTTCCAGTATGATAACGGTTCGCATGTTTCGGCGAGTCTGTCGTTTGAAAACATTCGGATCATTCGATTGCGCCGTGTTGCTCCTTGAGTTCTTTGTTGACCTGCTTCTTGAGCTCTGCTTCCGCGGCGCGGACGACCTTGGTGTATTCGGCGTCGCCCAGGCGGGTGGCGGCTTTGGGGTTGGTCTCGAGCGCGAGGCTCCAGATGGGCGTGCCCTCGATGAGGACGGTTACGGCGATTTTAACTTTTGCTGTCATTGATGATCTCCTTTTTGATCCGTTCGAGCTTGCGCGTATAGGCGCGTATCTTTGATTCGATGGTCCACACAAATAGTGACGTTGGGTCTTCTCTCTCCATGGCATCCTTCACGTTTATGAGGGCGAGGATGATCTGCGTATAAATCTCTTTTGATTCCCGCTTCCAGTCTATCGGCTTTTTGACGACGGCATGCCAGGCGGAGAATCGGGTCTTGCCGCATTTGGCGCAGAAGTCTGTTACGCCATCTTTGTCCGGGACATGCTTATGCGTCCTCATCGTTCCTCCGTTTTCTCTCGACCACATACCATCCGGGCCGATTCACGATCTGCCAGTCGAACCCGTTGTCTTCGTTGGCGAGGTTGTCGCAATATTGGCGGGCATGTATCCAGTTCCGGAATTGAGCGTAAGGGGTCCAGTCTCTTAACAGATGCCGTTGCGCCGGCGTCTCATTCATTTCTCCGGCTCCTTATCGAGTGTTGGGATTTCGACTTCGCAGATGCCGATCTGGATCCGCGGCTCCTCCCCTACGGGTTTGATGATGCCGTTCTCGGTCCGAGTCTTCCAGAGGGTTTTGCAGCGATCGCAAAAGTAGCCCCAGACGAGGACGTTTTGGATAGGGTTCTTGGGGTTGTTGATTGGGTATCGGCCGTGGCTCCATTGGTGCTTGCAGACGACGGGGTGGTTTTTGACGATCTTCATTTCTCTTTCTCCCATTCGGCGATGACAACTATGCCCCGTCGCCTGATCCATTGAAGCAGACTCAGAATATCCGAATCTTTATATGGCTTGAGGATGCACTCGCGAATAAACTCCTCCAACCCCTTCGCCTTCTCGACGGCTTCGAGGTAGCCTCTAGCTTGAGACACGGTTGGAAGATAGAGCCGATCCTGATTCGGATCTCTCTTGTTACATTCTTTGGCCCATTGAATTATCTCTCTCGCCTCTTTCTCGTTCATTTCTTACTCCTTCTTGG